GTAATATCTATTTAGAACCATACCCTCTTTATCCCAAAGTTCTCTGTTAATTTTCAAGTATTTATTAATTAAGTACATCAATGTAATACCTTGCATATCTCCATCTTTATGAGTAACTCTTATTTTTTGCATAGCTCCTCCAACAAATATCCTAGATATTCATAAGCCTTCTTATAATCTTCTATTCCGTTTTTCTTTCTGGCTCTCATTACATATTTAAGAATATTTCCAACACAAACAGCTTCTTTTCCTTTCATATCTTTTGTAACTTCAAAAATAACATCTTTTACTTCTATTCCTAAATCACCAAGCATATAATGTTTTGGAGATTTAACATTATCTACTTCAGAAGTTTCAACAATTTCTTGAGCTTCACTTTCAATAATTTTTAATATTCTATTTTTAAGTCTTTCACTAGCTTCAACTTTTCCAGATTCTAAATGTGATAAATAAGGTTGTGTTACATCAATTTTTTCAGCAAATTCCTTTTGATCTATATTATTATTCACTCTATATTCTTTTACTCTTTTTCCTAAATTCATTTTTTATCCTCCTCAACAGCTAATATATTTCCATAAATTTTAAAGTTTACATTATCTCTCGCACAGATATAACTGACTAATTTATTTGTTAATTCATCAACAGTTTTATCTTCCATTCTGACTACTTCTCCATTTTGTTCAAAAAATACTCCATCTTTATTAATTTTTATATTCAGCATCAATTCCTCCTAAACAAGCCTTTAACATCATATAAGCATCTGCAACATCATCACTATCTGCTATTTTCCCTGTAAATTCATTGAATTTATTCATCATAAATTCTTTTTGTTCTTTTCTCTCAAGTGGCAAATTATCAAATTTATTTTTCCAAAACACTGCTGGGACTAATAATAAACCTATATTTAATTTTTTTAGATTATATGTAAGCATTCCTCTTATCTCAGATAAAATAGATAATATACTAGAATTTAGGCCTAAATATACATCCTCAATAACAACTAAATCTATTGCTGCACCTTTTATCTTTTTTGAAGTTTCTAATACATTTACTATTTCATTAACAATCAAATATCCTCTTTCTCTAAAATCGTCTAAATCAACTTTTATAGTTTTCCATCTCACTATTTTCCCTTTACAAGAATAAGCAATACCAACTGATCTACTAGCTAAATCTATACTTAGTACATTTATTTGATTTATATTAGAAGGAATATGAACTTGATTTTTAGGTTGTTTCACTAATCTATTTCTTTCTTTTAATTTTAGTTCAGTTTGAATTCTTTTCATTTTCTTTCTTTGGACTATATCTATACAGGTTCCTTTTCTAATTTGATTGAGAGTAGCCATCTGAATATTCTTAGTTTCAATAAACTCAATATCATAGCAGTAATTAGTTTTTTCTTTAAACAGATACTTAATAACATAAAATTCTTCATCGTTTTTATTTTTAAATCTTTTATCTACTATTTCATTGACATCTATTTTTTTTCCCATATTTTTACTCCGTTTTTATTTATATAAAGCTTCTTCATTTTTTCTATAAATCTTATATAAATTTCTTAAATACTCCTGTGCTTGTGGTTTTAAGTGTTCAAAATGCCATTTATGTTTTTTTACTAAATTTAGTAATTCTTGAGAAGAATTTGCAGATAAACACATATACCAGAACTCTATTATTTGCATTTTCGCTCCTTTTTATTTTAATATACCTATTTAGTATAATTTATTTTTTTCTTTTAATACCAATACTTGTATTTTTATTTAATATAATTGTTTATTTTTTTAGTATAAACAGGTAACCATTTTAAATATCCATTTTATCAAAAGAGTAACCTGTTTTTAAAAAAGTAACTTTTAAGGTAGCCCTAACAAAGCTAGATTTTACCTGCAAAGTAACCCGGTAGCCCTATTTTTTTACTTTTCCTCGCGTAAGAGGGGTATATATTAATTTTTAACTATATATATATAAATATATGTCTCTATTTTTCATTTTTTTTGGTTACCGGGTTACTATTCCCATTTCTTCTATATTTGAAATGGTTACCTGCAAAGTTACTCGTGGTTACTAAGGTTACTATCCCCATTTTTTCACACTTTACTTAACTATTTTAAACTTAACAATCTTACAATTTTTAGTTTCTTGGCTAAAAGGATCTATTTTTATTTTCTTTTGTTCGTTGGTTGAAATAATGAATTCTTCTTCTATTAGTTGCTTTCTTAAAGTATTCATATCTAATAACTCAAGAGTAGAATTAGTTTTTCTTTTTTGCTCATCAATAGCTGTATAAAGAAGTTGAAATCTAGCCCAATGTTCCTTAGGAGTTGATACATAAAAACTTTCTAAATTTTCTATCCCTGCATCTTCAACTAATTTTAAGAGTTCAATAAAATTATCAGTAGTTGTATACTCTTTTGAAAAATCTGTATTTAAAAAACTTACAAAATTACTTATAATTTTCATATCTATCTTTAAAACTCTTGAGAGGGCTTTTAAACCTTTTAACAAACAATTTAGGTTATATAGTTGTCTTTCATCTTTTACTTTATCTAAAATCATACTGTCGGTAGCTATAACACCATTTTCAAGTCTATCTATTAGAGCAGTTTTACCAAGTTTTTCTAAAATGTCACTATTTTTAAGTTTCTTATAAATTTCAAAATCACCTTTATTTTTTTTGGTAAGACTTGTACTTATCATTCTGTTTTGAATACTTACATCACTTAATTTTGTTTCTCCTGAGATAATAAGTGGAGTACACAGATGGAACTCAGCTAATTTATTAGTTGTATTTCCCTGGTTAATAATTTTGTTATCATAAACAGATCTAATAGTTGAATATAAATCATTCATTTTCTCAAGTTGAAATTTACCAGTTATTTTAACCTCATCTATAGCCCAAGGTGTTATATTTGAGCAGCTACTAAAACTTCTTATTTGGTGATTAGATAAAGTTGATAAACTTTTTATATTTTCTCTTCCACCAAATAAAATTCTTGAAATAAACTCAACATATTCAGTTTTTCCTATGCTCGTTGTCCCAGAAACTTCTAGGATAGGATAAGTTCCTTGAGTATGAAATCTACCTAATGCCCAGCAGATTCCTAACAAAGATTGATTTACATCACTTCTCATATGAATTAAATTTTTTTCAAGCCATTCTTTATCTTCTGTTGTCAAGGCTCCTATTTCAGAAATTTTTGTAATTTTCAAATCTCTTTTATCACATACAACATCTGAATCTTCATCATAGTATTTATCGTTTCTTATTCCATAGTATTCTATTTCTTCAATATACTTTTCCTGATTTTCTTCTTTCAACCAATCTATAAATTTTGGAATAGTTGAAGGACTAGCTAAATACACTCCCATAGCTTCAGCTATCCCTTTTATAGATAAAAGATCAGATATTCTAGCTTTGAATTTTCTCTCTCTTCCATTATTTATAGCTTTACCTATTAAGAAATTTTCAGAAAAAGCTTCTACCTCAACTAAGAAATTACTAACTCTAACAGTTTCTTCTCCACCATAATAGTTATATCCACCATCATCAATTTTGAAATTTCTAAATCCTGTTTTTATTTGACTACATGATTCTAATAGATATTTATATACCTTATCTTTTCCATTTTTCACTAGAACTTCATTTACATCTTTTTTCTTGTAGAAATAAGTCTTATAAAGTGGAATTAATAAATCTCTTAATTCATGAACAATTCTTTTTCTTGCTTCTATTCCAGCTTCATCATCGTCTGTTGCGATGATAATTTTTTGAAATTTACTAAGCCAATTTTTTTGTGTTTTAATGCATTTGATATTTGTAGCTCCAGAAGGCAATGAAACAGTATTTTCTACTCCTGCTTCTAAAGCACTAAGTAAATCTATTTCACCTTCAACAATTACTAAATATTCAAAATCTGTTATATTTTGCCAATTTAAAAGATAGTCTAAATTACTACCTTTCTCACTCCATAGCTTTTTATCTAAACTTCTGTATTTAATACCAACAACTGTCTCTCCATTAGTAACAGGTATCATCATACTTTCATGAGTACCCATTCTATAAAGTTTATTGATATTATTTTCGTTTTCTATACCTCTACTTTTTAGATATTCAAGCCATTTTTTATTTAATTTTTTTGAGTTATATATTAAAGAAGAAAAATCATAAATTCTCTTTTCTTCTGTTTTTTCTTCTATTCCACTAATATTTAACTCTTTTTGTATCTCTGGAAATTCACTTATATGTCCACTTTTTCCAGTTGAGTGGCACATATACTTTCCACTATTTACATTTACAGAAAAACAAGGATTATCTTTTTTAACTTTTTGGCAGACTGGACAGTAATCCAGTCTTGCCTCATCTCCATAATGCTTTATTTTCATTTTGATTCCCCTCCGTTAAAACGGGAATTCTTCAGGTAATTCCTCATTCTTTTCTTCTGTGTTTTCTTCAGTATGATTATTGCTTGGTTTCTCAATAGGAGCTGCACTTTCAAATTTCTTTCTAAATCTTTCATAAATTTCAGGATTCTTTTTATTTTGAATTTCATCAGCAGTTTTCTTACTTTTAATATCATAATATCCTATGATGTTATATCTTAAAAACTCTCCATTTAAACTAACTTCTACTATCACACCAATTTTTTTATCCGCAAGTGCAGGGATAAAAACTTTGTTTGGACTTTCTATTGGGACTAAGTCTTTGTTCTTTAATTTACATAAGTAAGTTAATTTATTTAATTTTTTTCTAGCATATTCATTTTCAGTTCCATCAGCTTTTCTAAAAAATTCAACTGGATAAAAATATTGTTCTTCATCAGTTTTTAAAACTAACTTAAGCCCTTGAGATTGAGATCCATTCTTTCCACTTATTATTAAAGCTTCCTCAATAGTGCAGTTATAAACTCCACTCTTATTTACTGTTTTACTACCTTCTTTAGTTTCTTCTCTTAAATCTTCTTCGTTTTCTGTCCATAAATTCATCATATTTATTTCCTCCTGTTATTAATTAAAATATTCATTTGATTTTTGTATTACATAGTTTAAGTCATTAGGAATTCTTAATTCATCAAACATTCCTTTTGGACTTTTACAAGTATCATTGCCATTGTTTTGAGTTCTAAAATAATAAATTCCATCTTCAATTTCTGTTGCTAAAACTATAGTGAATCTACCTTCCAATCCAACCTTATCATCAATTAATTTTCCTATAGTCTTTGCTTTTTTTCTTCCATCATCTGTAACTTCTATGTGCTGTAAAAAGATTACATTTATGTCTTCTCTCATAGAATTAGCTTTATCAACTAAGTTATAGAAATTTTGTCCTATCTCGGTAAATTTTTCATAACCTTTTTCTTTAGCTCTTCTCATATATTCATTTGCCATGATATATTGAGAATCATCTATGATAATATTTTTAATTTCTTTTTCTTTATCTAAAGTACTTAAGATTTTCATAATTATTTCAGGTCTATCACTTATAAATCTATTACCTTTTGGATTTTCTTTGCTTCTTAAAGAATATCTTTTTTTAAAACTTTTGAATGGTAAAGGTTTATCAACAGCTTGAATAATAAAAGTTTCTTTCTCGTTTAAGTTTTCAATGCTTGTAGATTTACCTGTTCCACTTTCTCCAAGAACCATTATCATGTTTGCCATATTTATCACTTCCTAATTAATGAGATTAATTTTCCAATAAGTTTCTTTGTTGCTTCTATATCTTCTAAGCTATCATGAGCTTTTAATTCAATCCCAAAGTGCTTGCACCAAGTTTCAAGTTTATTATTTTCTAAAACTGGTAAAATCTCAGCTATCTGTAATAATCTAATTGAGTACAAAGGATCTAACATAGAAGAATCTAAATAGCTAAATAAGAAATTATTTCCATGTCTTTGAAAAAATGTTTTCAATATGTCAACATCAAACCTTACGTTATATCCAGCAACAATAAATTTGTCTGTTCTATCATATTTATCTATATACTTATCAAGAATATTTATAAATTGTTTATAAACTTCTTTTTCTTCAACATATTTATCTGTTTTTAGGTCCTCTAATGTTCTTCCTTGAACTTCTAAAGCTTTTTCAGTTACTTCTGAATTTTCAAAAGGTTTTATGTAAAAATTAAATTTTTCTACATCTTTTTTATCAATTCTTATTATTCCTGAAAGTTGTATTAGTGCAGCTTTTTCTGGATTAACTCCACCTGTTTCTGTATCTATAAAAATTATCTTATTCATCTATCCTCCTTACTTTATATTTAAACTATTCTTTTCTACTATATTTGCACCTTGAACATTTTCTCCAGCTTCAATAGCTTTCTTAATTTCAGTTTTTGAGATTTTTTCTTTTGTTTCTATCTCAATAAACTTCTTATCTATTAAGCTTTCATCATAGATATTTACTGATTTTGATTTTCTTAAACTTAAATTTCCAAGTTCAGTTTCTATCTTAGTGATTCCCATCATTTCCATATTTCTAACTATGTATTCTTTTCTACTATTTATTTGATTAGAAATAGATTTTTTTAAAGCTTGAAGTCTTTTTATTTCTTCATCAACTCCATTTAACATTGCTTCAGAGTTTTTAAAAGATTTGATTATTCCTGCTCCTTTTGTTTGCAATTGTAATTTTAATTCTTGTTCTAAAATATCAATCACACCATCATCTTTAACTTCTCCAGTTTCTTCATCTATGCAACTTAAAAACAATTCATCTAAAGCTCTCATTTCACTTGTTATTTCATATAATTTCATTATTCTTCCTCCCATTCTAAATCATCATAAGCATATCTAACTGCTCTATCTATAATTTCTTGTCTTGATAAGCCACTTTCTTCAACCATTTCATCAACATATTCAAGAGTAGAATTTCTAACTCTTATAACTTCTGTAGTTCTTCCTGCAACTCTCTTTTCTCTTTTCTTTGGTAATGTAAACATACTCTAACTTCTCTCCTTATCTAATCATCGTTAAAGGCATAACGATATAGTCAACACTGTCTTTACTAAACTTAACAGCACAATTACTATTTTTTCCTGTTGCTAAATCAAACTTACTATTTTTAGTCCATTTGAACCACAAGTCTAAGTATTTACAGTCTAAATCAGTTACTAAACTTGTTCTATCATTCACTAGCTCCAATATTTCTAAAACTAACTTAGAATCCTCATTTGGATAAGCTTCAACAGTTACTCTTCCATTTTCAAACTTAAAGTATTTTTTGTAACGCTCTTGGCCAGCTAGAGTTTTTAACATCTTCCAGACTATATTTTCAGAAAAATTAATAGTTGGATATGCCTCAGAATAACTCTCATACTCTAAGTCTTCAACTACTT